TTACCTTCTCAAGTTTTATTAATTGATGTTCCTGGTTATGTTTGGCATAACAATTTAATAGGTGATTTCTATATAATTGGTATTTCGAATGATCTAACAGAGGAACAGTGTGCTGAGAAGGAATCCGGGAGATACTGGTGCTTGGTCTCGGAAGTTAACGACCTGGGGATATCTTACTTTCAATGGAATTGTTGCTATGGTGTAGATGATAAGAGATGGTCGGATAATCATGAAACAATGAATGTTACACATTGGATGCCCTTCCCTGAAAACCAATGAAAACAGCGAAAGAAATATTGGAGGATATCAAAAGGGAATATCCTTCTAGCTCCCCTGATGGACAGGCTATAATTGCGATGCATCGATTTGCGCGACAGGTGATCGACTTTGCTGCTGATAATGCTCAAGTTTTATTGGAGCGCAATCACCCGACTTTACATCGTTTGGAGGTGATGAGTTATTCTGCTGATGGAGATCGTTTTACTGTGAGCAAGGAGTCTATTTTAAAGATTAAAAAATATATAAGATGAATGGACTATCAATTGCCGACTATAAAGAACTAATGAAGTTCCAGGCAAAGAACAAGTACAAGAACGTTAAGACCGTTGTTGATGGCATCACCTTTGATTCTAAAAAAGAGGCTAAGTATTATGGCAAGCTCAAACTATTAAAGGACACTGGAGAGATCACAGACATAGAGATTCAGCCTAGATATGACCTTGTAGTAAACGGAACTAAAATAGGATTCTATAATGCCGACTTTAAAGTAACTTGGAAATCTGGTAATGTTCAGGTAATTGATTGCAAAGGCATGAAAACACCTGTCTATATGCTAAAACGCAAGCTAATGAAAGCAATTCACAATATAACAATTCACGAAGTATGAACACAGACAAACAATTAAAAAAGGCATACGTTACAAATGATAACGATGGCCATTGGTATGTTATACCAGATCAACACAAAGAAAGATTTGATTACCTTTTGGAACTTTCGGAATATGAATCTAATCCAGATTGGGAAAAGCACGAAGAAGAATTTATTGATGAGTTCAGTAAATATATGACAGGTGGCGATATAAATGAAACCGAGTTGTACTCACATTTCGATTAAGTCATAAGCCCTATTAAACCAGGGCTTTTTTAGTTTCAGAATAAAAGGTATATTTGGGGTATGGCAGGAGGCGCACCAAGAATGTTCGAGTCGGATGAAGATCTTAAAAAAAAGATCGAAGAGTATTTCTTTTTCATACAAGGGGAATATGAGGTAGTTGATTATATTGATGAAATGGGTCAGCCCGGTAAAAAGCGCGTTTACACCGTAGAACCTGAAAGCCCATCAATAACCGGCCTAGCTTTATACCTTGGATTTGAATCCAGACAAAGCGTATATGACTATGAAAAACATGGAGAGTTTTCTTACACCATTAAAAGAGCTAGATTAACGGTAGAGAAAGCATACGAACAAGCTTTGCTGTCTAAGTACTCAACAGGGGCTATTTTCGCGCTTAAAAACTTTGGATGGAGCGATAAACAAGAGATTGATCACACAACTAAAGGTCAATCATTAAACGATAAAGCTGATCTATCAAAACTTACTGACGAAGAATTACGTATCCGTGCTGAAATAGACAGGAAATCTTATGGATCTTAATGTTTGGGAAAAAGAATTAGGTACTAGAAATTTATTCGACTTCACTAAACTAACTATGCCAACTTTTCAAACGGGTTGGTTCCATCAAAAATATTATTCAAAGCTTAACGATTTTGCACATGGTAAAATAAAAAAGCTTATGGTATTCGTGCCGCCTCAACACGGTAAATCAGAAGGATCAACACGGAGATTGCCAGCTTTCCTGATTGGAAGAGATCCGCACAAAAGAATAGCTATAACATCATATTCGGCATCTAAGGCTCGCAAATTCAACAGAGAGATACAACGTGTAATGGCTGAGCCTGAATACCAGCAGATATTCCCAAATATAAAACTTTCTAATGGCGCCGATGGGTATACAAAAACATTCGATGAATTTGAGATCCCTGGATACAGAGGGAGTATAAAAACGGTAGGTGTTGGCGGACCTTTAACCGGTGAACCTGTAGACATCCTAATAATGGATGATATATATAAAGACTGGATGGAAGCGCAATCTGACACTATAAGACAATCAAAACAGGACTGGTATGATTCGGTAGCTGACACGAGGCTACACAACGATAGTCAACAGTTGCTTGTGTTTACAAGATGGCATGAATATGATTTGGCTGGATACCTTATAGAAAAAGAAGGCGATCAATGGGAGCAAATACTATATCAAGCGCTAAAGGTTGGACCTCCATCAGAAGATGATCCCAGGAAAGAAGGAGAAGCTCTTTATCCAGAAAAGCATAGCAAGGAAAAACTTGAAAATACAAAGAAACGTAACGAGCATAATTTTGAAGGGCTTTACCAACAAAATCCAACTCCAAAAGCAGGGTTGTTGTTTCCTAAATCAGACCTACATTTTTATGACCCTAAAGACGAATCTAAATTGGGGCTAAATGATCCTGATTACGTTTTTCTTGCCGGCGATCCTGCAGATGAAGGAGGCGATGATTTTGCGTCTGGACCATTTAAATTGATTGGTGATAAAATATACTTAACAGAGGTTCTGTATAATACCGATGGAGTAGATTTAACCGAGCCAGCAGTATCAGAAATGGTTAAAAGAAACAAGCCATCAACAGTTCATATAGAGGGTGTAATGGGATGGATAGAGTGCGCCACAAGGATAAGAACTGATTTAGATAATAAAGGATTTGAAGGGGAATTTAGAATAACAAATCCTAGAGGTAGAGGGAAAAAACATACTCGTATTACACACAGATCATCCTTTATAAAGAATCATTTCGTGTTTAGATCTGATTGGGAAGAACTTCCTCAATATGCAAAATTCATGAGAAATCTAACATCATATTTAAAGATACAAGAAGCAGGAAAAGGCAATAAACATGATGATGCGCCGGATTTATGTGAAATGGCTGCAGATTACTATGAAAAGACTTTTCCTCATTTATGGGGGATGAATAGAAATTAAATTATATTTGCTATTATTGTAACGAAAATATATCACTAAATGGGTTGGTTAAATAATTTTTCTTGGGGTAAAGAACTCAATAAACGAGACACTTCAATAGAAGTTCCTGAAAAAGTATTTATAGAACATGAACATCAGAGCATGCCAGGCGGTGGTGATACTTGGGAATACTCAGAAGTTGAACCGGCAAATTTTAGGGGCGGCTATGACATTGATGATATTCTTTATGGCGCATATGGACGTCAAAACTTTATAACTTTATTTTATTGTTTGCCGGAAATATTTGCGCCAGTAAATGAAATAGCTTCAAGAGTTGCAGAAGCAACGTGGCAACTGTGTTCAACTCAAAACGATTCAATAGACTACAAGAATAAAGCATTCAATAAGCTTTTTGAAAAGCCAAATCCACTGATGACGATGAAGCAGTTTGTTTGGCAATCCGTATGTTATGACATTCTTACAGGTGCGTCAATTCAGTATTTAAACAAGCCATCTACACTTCCAGATGAATTTGGATCTGTTTTATCATGGTGGAATGTACCTAGCCATAAGGTCAATATTGATAAAAAAAGAAATGTTGATGTATATACAGCAACTAGGATAGAGGATTTTGTTTCTAGAATAGTTAGTACCGAGGGAGGTAATAAAAGAGAGTTAGACCTAAAGAACGTAATTCCTTTTATAAAATTTGACTTAGAACATGGTAACCAAGTTGACAAATTCAAATCAGATTTAAAAGGGGCAGAGATCGCTATTAAAAATCTATTGCCAGTGTATGAGGCCCGGGGAGTAATTTACATAAAGCGCGGAGCATTAGGATTCTTGGTATCTAAGAAGTCAGACATAAGCGGAAACATATCTCTAACCAAGACTGAAAAAGAAGAAGCCCAAAAAGCATACGAACAGACATATGGGCTTAGACGGGGTCAAACTCAGGTTAATGTATCTGCAGCTCCAGTTGAATACATTCCAACATCAATGAGCATACAAGAATTACAGCCTTTTGAGGAAACGTTGGCGGATGCCAATGTGATTTATAAAGTTCTTAGGGTGCCAAAACACTTCGTACCATCTAAAGATAATTCAACATTTAATAATGCTGAGAGTGACACTAAGGCTTTCTATGATGATGTTATTCTTCCTTATGCAAACAAGTACGCCCAAGGATGGAACGAAAAGTTCGCTATACCAAACAGATATATTAAAGCTGATTTTAGTCATATTGCTGTGCTTAAATCAAACAAAAAAGACGATGCTGTGGTAGACAAAACTAACGGCACTACATGGCTTGAAAGATGGAGCAACGGAGTTTGTACACTTAACGATTGGATCATGGCGTTCGATGGCGAAAAGGGGACAGGTGATATTTACGAAAAGAAAATATTTGAATTATCACCAGAAAGCATTGAATTAGTGAAAAATATCATAAATTTGAAATCAAATGGCATTACATCCCAAAATAAAGGAACTCAAACGGAGAGCGGCACCGGTCAATTACAGTAATGTAGCTGTAAATGAAAGAGGTGAATTAACAGGAGATTTTCTATCTGATCTGGATAATAGAATCATATCTGGATATCTTTTGGTATGGGGTAGAATTAACATGCATGGTGAAATGTTCATTCGTGGGTGTGCTTCAAAATCAATTAATGACAGAGGGCCATTAAGTAATGCAAACTATAAGATCACATTTTTAAACCAACATAGACAAGGCGAACCCCTTTCTGTATTTGCTGAATTGATTGAGGATGAATATGGATTGAGGTTCAGAACAAAACCACTTGACAATGTGCCTTGGGCTGATCATGTCTTGACGCAGGTTAGATCAGGAACATTAAATCAATTCTCAGCTGGATTTGATTATATTTGGCAACAAACCGAATGGGATGAA